CCTGTTGATACTGCAATTGCATTCCAAGGATGTAATGACTCTTCATGTGAAGCCACAATACTGAAGTCATTTATCTTACCCATATCAACCCATTCGTCTAATGCATTATGCATAATTCTTACAGCATCTTCTGAGAACAATAAGTTAGCACCATTCAATTCTGCAAATGCTTGCTCATCTCTTCTCTTAACTACTATCTGTACTTCTGTAGGAATGTTCTCTCTACATAAGTCTACTAAGTCCTCAATCCATACAATGTTGTCTAACATTCTATCGAAAGCTACTTTTACTTTTAGTATTGATCTTTGACTATGAGCATTAGCTGCTGCATTTCTTTTCTCTCTAGCATCATGTGCTAACTCAAAAGAACAAGGACAAGTAGATGAGTATACGTAATCAATAGTTAGGAACCATCTATAAGCTCCATCTCTATACTGTCCTTCTAGTTCAGTCTTGTATGCAATATGACCTCTAGCTTTTTCTTTAGAACCTTGCTTTCTAGTTCTAAGAGCTTCTTGGTACATAGGATATTTGAATCTAAGTTTACAGTATGCGTTCTTAGCTCCTTGACCTTCTGCTAGTTCTTTCAATGCTTGTTCCATACCATCTAATGAGAATGAGTCTTTTATCTTCTCATGCATTAGTAGATATAGTCTTGATAAGTTAAGACCTTTAGCCATTGGATCATCCAAAGAACAATACAAGCTAGCTTCAGCTTGAAGTAGTTTATCTTCACCACCACTTCTACTTCTTAGCTTGACTGGCAGATCAACTGGAGCAATTCCAACCTTCTTAAGTGGTACGCGAGCTCCTGGAAGGACTGGATCTATTTGTGGATCTGGTAAGTCATCAGTATAAAAATCTTCATCATAAGAGAAGATTGTTCCCGGCATTTTCTTTGAATAATCTATATTAGGCATCTTGTTCCTCGTTCATTGGTCTTTCCATGTTTACACAAGTAGCTGAGTTAGATTCATGTTCTCTAACTGTAACACTTTCAACCCAACATCTATCTCCATACTTGTCTGCTATTATACTAGATGCTTTATCAAAAGTCAACTCTGCAAACCTTTCACAACCAACTGCCTCTACTTCTCTGAGGTCTACGAGGTTTTTATCTGCTAACTCTACAAATGTATCGAAGTGTGGATCATCTGTTGCAATCAGATATGTATGGTCAAACATATGCTTCAACCATTCTTTCAGTTCTTTTAGACCACCAAAGTCTACTACCCAATTCTTTTCATCCAGACCAGTGGATCCAAATGTAAGTTCAAATTGAAGAGCATAACCATGTATTAGATTACAATGACTATCTGCTCTCCATTGTCTAAATGCACAGCTGTGGCCAGTGCTGTGAGTATAAGTTTTGCCACTAAGAAATCTTTTCTTCACCTTTACCTCCTAAGAATAACTTCATAACTTTCGACTCCATCTTCAATAATTTCTTTATCTATTTCCCAACCTTTTCGTTTCCATATTGACCAATATTCTTTTTGTAGTATTGCTCTCCAAACTTTATATCCAAGAAAATCACCCCACCTAATTACTTCTTTGTATATCTCATTCAAGTATGTTCCATCTCTATATTGTTTGTCTATGCAAACTCTTCCTAAGGAAGGTTCTTCAAATCTTATGTTTGGTTTTATGACCCTTGCGTAAGCAGCCAAGCTACTACTGCCACCATCATATATAATAAAATGATAGCTTTCTTTATCATAGTTGTCTAAATCTTGATATGCAACTTGTTGATCTACTATAAAACATTTATTTCTAAGTTGCAGTATATCATATAATTCATTTGTGGTCAACTCAGAGAACTTCTTTATTGACGTATACAATTTTATAACCTCTTCTCACTAGTTCATTTCTAATTTTTTGTTTTACTTTTGGTCTTGTGTATTCATGATTTAACATTTTAACTAATTCTTCTTTTGATTGAGTCTTAGCATATGTATGCTCTATTGACTTCTTTTTTGTTGCTCTATCTATCTTCACAACACTTGGTTTTAACTTCACTGGCATTATTGTGTAACTCCTACTATATTAAAAAGCCCTCCTGGATTAGTTCCAACAGCATTGTAATCCTTTTCATCAGGCTTTGCGTTTCCGCTTATGCTTATTCTAATATTATTGCTGTTGTTCTTTTTAGTGAAGTGTGGCATCCAATTAGGAAAGATAATTAGCATTCCAACTTTTGGTGTTTCTTCTATTGAGAAAAATCTATTGTGTATAGTACTTTGCCATACTATATTTCCACAATTGTCATCGGTTTTTGAATAATATACCCAAGATAAATGAGGAGGACTACCTGGACTATCATGAGTATGAATCATTGTTTGTTCATTAGGTTCTAATATATGTGCCCATTTGTTATAAGATTTAAAGTATGGATTTATTTCTTTTTGTATAACATTATCTACTTTTTCAATCAAATCGTTACATGCTTCTGTTGATGGATAAAAACTATCTTCTTGAAATGTATTGCCTGGATCATCAGAAAGTTTCATATTTTTTCTTTTCAAAACATCTTCATTGATTTGATCATTGTCTACATCTATTGTAGTTTTGAATGTACCACATAACATTATTGGACTAAACACCTATCAAATTCCCCCACAAGTATGTGTGCACCCTTGCACTTACATTATATCCTCTTTGGAAAGCCATCTTAGCAACATCACCATCATGTACTTGTTGACCTTCTACTGTAGCACCACTTGGCATAATCCATATAGGCCAATCGACTCCAGCTTCTCTAAACTTTTCTATTGTCACATCTAACTCTTCCCAAGCTCTTGGTTCACCAGTTACAACGAACTTAAGATAACCTCTATCTGCAAACTCCATATACCTAGCTACTACTTCTGGTCTTATAGCTCTCTTAGTAGTCTCACCTGCTACAGTAAACAATTTAGGACTACATGATATCATTAACTCTCCATCATACTCTTTCCAGAAATCAATAAACTCTGGTCTAGGCATTTGTGTACCATTAGTTTCATATGTTACAAACTTAGGATAGTCACCATCATTCATATAGTGTTGCATAACTTCCATTGTACATAACTGTGCATGTTTCATCAAAGGCTCACCACCAGTGAAACACATATGTCTATTGAGCCACTTACCTTTATTGTGCTCATTAGTAAACTCTTTTCTAATCTTATCAGCTATCTCTCTTGATGTAAACTTATGCTGTAAGTGTTTGAACTTCTTAGACCAAGAGTATGAACTATCACAGCCATATTCCCATACAGGTAGTTCTTCTAATCTGTTTACTTCTATAAGATCAAAGTCTTTGTATGGTAGTTTGTATGTACTTGGATCTGTTGGATCATCTTGACTAAAACCATTACATTGTAGATTACAAAGATAGAATCTTAACCACGCAGTAGGATACCCAGTGTACTCACCCTCACCTTGTATTGAGTCAAATATTTCTGAATATGCGTATACGTTATTCGACATTTAATTCCTTCTTTAGTTGTTCTACCCAGTCCATTATTCTTTGTGGAGACATAGTAGGTTCATTATCTTCATCTATTGGTAGTCCCCAAAAGTTTCCTTCACCATCTTCTCCTTGAGATAGTTCGTAGTTGTATAGCTTTGTAGGTACTTTACCTATAAGTTTACCACCACCCTTAAGTACTGGTTCAGACATCATACCTAAGGCATCTACAAAGTTATTTCCATAACCTACTTGATCACCTAAACCAAACAAAGCTACTGTTTGATCTTTGAAGTCTATTTTAGATAAGTCTGTTTCATTCCAATCATCACTATACTCACCAAATGTATCTAATCTAGGTTCACACCAAGTAGGTGCACCCATAATCAATAAGTCGGCTCTCCAGTCTTCTGTTGCAGCTTCATCTACTTTTATTAATCTAGTCTCATGTCCAGCAACTTCCCATAGTCTTAATATATCTTCACCAATAGACTTGGTGAAACCTGTCTCTGTTCCATAGATTAGATTTATTTTCATCCTCTTCTTTTACCTGTTCCGTGTTTTGATCTTCCTTCTGTTTCTCTTTTTACTCTTCTTAACAAGTTTCTTTGTTTCCTTCTTGCATTATCTAAAGCTAATCTACTAACTCCTTCTAAGAAATTTTCACCTTCCATATGTTCCATTTCGTGTTGAAATATTCTCGCAGACATTCCTGAAAACTTCTTGACACAAGGATTGCCATATGGATCTTGAAACCTAACTCTTATCAATCCTCGTCTTTTCTTTTTAACATACAGGCCAGGATATGATAAACAACCCTCATCTAAATTTACTAACTCACCTGCATAAGCTGTAATTGTTGGATTGAAACATACAAATCCAGGATCACCTTCCATAACAAATACTCTATAAGGCAATCCTAACTGGTTTGCAGACAATCCTATACCACCAAAGTACCTCATGTGAGCTAATAAATCTTTACCAAGTTCTACTGGATCAACACCCTCAGGCGGATTGTTTATATCAAATCTTGGTAACTTTTCCCAAAGTAATGGATCTTTAGCATCTATCAAATTATACTTCTTTTCAAATTTCTTTTCTGTCATCCTGCTATCCTAGAGAAGTTCTTGTACTTCTCAAACTTAATTACATTACTAAACTTATCCAACAGCTGATCTGTCTTGTGGCTTATTATAATGATATTCGTATCAGAAGTCAACTCTTTTATAATCTTTAAGAACTCATCTGTTCCTTGACTATCTAAACTACTATCAAATATCTCATCCATAATCAATATATTTGTACTTGCACTATTCTTTAACTTAGCTATTGCTCTCCAAGTAAACAATAATGATAAGTCAATTCTCATTTTCTCACCTTCTGAGAAAGATGAATATACAAAGTCGTCTCTATGTCTTGATCTAATAGTTTCTTTGAAGTCTTCATCTAAGTTAAAGTCTACAAAGAATTCCATTGCTGCCAGATACTTGTTAATCAACTTGTTTATTACAGGAACATATTGTTTTATAATCCTTGACTTGATACCAGTATCTTTTAACAGAATCTGTGCTGTGTTGTATATAGATGCTTTACGTCTTAAGTCTGTCTTTCTAATATTGATATCATCAAGACTAGTTTGTAATTCGTTTAACTTTGTTCTAGCTTTACCATCTTCACCAGCTTGGACTTGAACTTCATCCAATTCATTTTGTAGGCTTTCAATGATTTCTTCAATTGCTGCTGCAGTGCTTCCCTTATTCGAGGCTGTGGTTTTAAGTTCATCTGCTTCTTCTTTAAGGGATCTAAGTTTCTCGACTCGAGATGAGCTCTTAGTAATTTCTTGTTCGAGCTGCTTAAGGCCGCCCACTGTTTCGGAGATAGCCGAATTTGACGATTCGATTTGCGACTTTTTAAATTCATGTTCTATCTCCTGTCCACAAGTATCACAATGATCATTCTCTTCATAGAACTTCAATTGCTTCTTGAGCTTTGTTAATTTACTTTCTATTTGATTTTCTAAAGCAAGATATTGTTGAATCTTAGCTGAAACAGATTCTAGTGGATCTGCTTGCTCTGCTAATAGTTTTGCTTGCTCTAACAAGTTATCTTGTTCTTCAACAAGGTTTTCTACTTCTACTGTCTTCTCATTTATCTGATTCTGGATTTTGAGAATTACATCTTCTTTATCTTGGTTTACTTTATCAATATATTCTTGCTGTACTTCTATCTTTTCATTTATTAGATTTACCTCATACTCTATCTGTGTAAGGTCTTTTGTATTCTCTGCTAGTTTATCTTTTAGTATACCAGCCATCACACTAAAGATTTGTATATCTAATAAGTCTTCTATAACTGTTCTTCTATCTGTAGCATTCAATTGCATGAATGGAACAAAGTTTCTCGATCCTAATACTACAATCTGTGTAAAAGATTTGTAGTTCATTTTTAGTATCTGTTGTTCTAATATCTTTTGATAATCTTTTGTATGTGCTTCTTGGTTAAGTAGTTCACCATTTTGATACACTTCAAATTTTCTCGGTGCATGGCCTCTTCCTACTTTGTAATGATTACCACCCACTTTGAATTCTACTTCTACATACAAATGTTTCTTATTAATACTGTTTACAAGTTGTGGATTGTTTACCTTTCTAAAAGGTTTCATGTACAATGCATAAGATAATGCATCTAAGAATGTAGACTTACCTGCTCCATTCTCTCCTATGATTAATGTATCTTTATGTTTGTTTAAGTCTATTTCTGTCCAGCTATTGCCATATGACAGAAAGTTTTTGAATCTAATCTTCTCAAATGTAATCATAATATATTAGTTGCTAATGCTTAATGCTTCGTCATATAAACTTCTCAACAATTGTTGTAGATCAACTCTATCATTCTTTATCTCTAAGTTATCTACATATGTGTTAAGTATTGTTAGTGTATCTTCTGCTTCATCTATAATATCTTCATCATCCTCCATATCTAAATGTAAGTGATCTTGTACTACTTGTATGTTTAATGGATCAACTTTTTCTAGTTTTTCTATAAACATATCAAACAATGTAGGATTATCTTTAGTCTTTATAATAACTTTCACACTTTTACCATTGAAGTCTTCAAACTTTTCTGTTTGTTGCAACAGTCCAGCCATATCTAAATCTGTATCATCATACCATACTTTATGAAAGAGTGTATGAGGATTAGGTACGAACTCTAATGTTCTTGTTAATGTATCTAAGATATGAAAACCTTTTACATCATCATAATCACTCCAAGTCATTTCGTAAGGACAACCAAGATAGTTTACATTACCAGTTGTACTTTTATGATGATAGTGTCCACTACATACTAGATCAAACTTCTTTAACCAATGATCTGATATACCATGATCAATGAAACCACCCTTGTACATTTGATAGCCAGATAGTTCTAAATGACCTAATAGTATTTGTGCTGATGTCTTATCAGCCATTACAAATGTTTCTTCTTCATTGTCTTGACAGATCCATGGTACTAACATGATCTCTGTACCGTCTATTTCAATTACTTTAGGTCTTGTGTATGTTGTTATGTTTGTAAACTCTTCCATTAAGAGATCAACACTATTGACCTCGAGTGTGTTTTTGTATACGCTATCATGGTTTCCGACGATAACGTGCATCCTGATTCCGTTGTCATATAATGGTTGGAAAAACATTTCCCTGGCTCGTTTGAGAGACGTGAAAGAAATATACTTTCTGCGATCGAAAGTATCACCAAGGTTAATAACAGTATCAATATTCCTGCGTTTGATTTCAGGAAAGAATATATCGTCATAAAATTTTTGAAAGTGGTCGTGTACTCTTTTTGAATCATTTCTTGCTCCAAAGTGTTGGTCTGTAACTAAAGCTATCTTCATTTATCATCCTCAACAAAATTCTCTAAACCTTTTTTCTTCTTTCTTGCTTGCTTTTTCTCTTCTTCTTTCTTCTCAAAGTTAGCAACAAAGTCATTCATATAAGGAGTATCAAGATTAATATATGCACCTTGATCACCTCTTTCTCCATTGCCATCTGTAGTAGCAAGTTCATCAAACACAACACTTCTTTCTAAAGATTTATGTTTAATGTACAATTGTTTCTTTTCTCTTTGTATTCTTCTTAAGAATGCATAGTATATTATTTGAGTAAAGTATGCAAATGGATTAGTTGACTTTTCAGGATTGAAGTTACCAATATAATTGATACAATTTTCAATACCATCACTGATCATTTCATCCCTATATGTATAGTTAATAAAGTTTGGTTTAGTAGATAATCTTGTTGAGATTTTTAACAAACATTCTCCAATGTATTCAGGTATTCTAGGTGGAGTTGAATCTGATTCTTCAGCTTCTTTTACTCCATTGAGATATTCAACCATCTCTGCATATAACCTTTTATTATCTACGTAGTGTTCTGATTTAGCTCTAGGCATTAGTGTATAGTAGTATTAGCGACATCTTGTTCTTCTATGAACTCTTCATATTCATCTCGATGTCCTAACGCTTTCTCTCCAAGTTGTCTCACAAGGTCTTCTAACTTAGAAGAACCTCTGAAGTTAATTATTTCACCTTTATCTCTTGTAAAGTTAAGGTAATGTTGAATTGTATTATCCTCTATTCCGAACTTTAAGGCAACGATATTCTTGCGTTCAAGTACAATTTCATTCTCTTCTGTAAACATTAGCCAATGTGAAACAGACAATACTGGACCTAAGGCAGTGTTAGTTTTATGTACTAATACAGGATTAATTAATTTTATATGTAAAGGATTAGATTGTTTTTCAACTTGAGAGATTAACTCTTCACCAGAGATTAATTTGATTGTTGCTATATGATCTTTCATTCTTTTAATGCTACCTTATATATCTTATACTTAAATTTTTCTTCATTATACATTTTTATTCTTTCAGCAAAATGTTGAAGAGTAAAGTTAAGTTTAGATTTCCATTGAAGATTATCTGCAACATCAAAAAGAGTAGCACTCTCTTTGTTATCTCCTTTTCTCAATCCTCTACCTATACTTTGTAAAACTCTTATTCTTGACTTACTTGGAGAAGAGAAAATAATATTATGTAATCTCTTTATGTTTACTCCAGTACTAAATGTTCCAAAACTTGCAACAATAATAGCATTGTCATTCTGTTCTACCAATGCTCTTATCTCTTCTCTTGCGTCACCATCAACTTCTCCAGATACAAAAAATACAGGTCGATCTTTTTCAACCGAACTATCAATAGCATTTTTTATTTCTAAGAATAGAGGCTTACCATGCTTTTCAACAAATTGATATAACAATAATGTATTGCCCTGTAGACTAATAGCTAAATTTTTTAAGAACCTATTTCTTGATTCATTCCTTACTAAAAAATCTACTTCGTCTTGGTATTTATCTTTCGCATGCAGCTTTTTTATTTCATCTGGGTATTGTAATTCTAAACACTTGACATTAAATTCTGCAAGCGTTCCTTTTTTGATAAGCTCATCAGTAGTAATTACTTTTTCAACTGCTCCAAACAATCCTTCAAGTACTAATTTATGTGTAACTGTTCCATCAAGTGTACCTGTAAAACCAAATTTATATTCTGTACCTACTGTCTTAGTCATTATTGAAGTTAAACTTTTACTCTTAAACAAATGAGCTTCGTCTCCAATAACTAAATCAAATTGCTCGAACCATTTCTTTGGCATTTTATGTATTGATTGCCATGTACTAATTATTATTGGATTATCTGTTTCTTTTTCTACACCAGCAGTTATCATATGAGGCTCACCTTGATAACCATATGACTTGAAGTCTCCTGCCATCTGCTGTACCAATGATATAGTTGGTACTATAATTAATGTTTTTCTTTTTAGATATTCTGCTAGTAAATATATGATCAATGATTTACCACTAGCTGTTGGTGATAACATTAATGCTCTTTTCTTTTTTATTGCATGAGCAAATGCATCTAATTGATAATCTCTAACTTCAAAAGGTAGATTCAATCCTTTTGTAAATTGTTTTGCTTCTGCTATACTAAACTCAGCATCAGCATAAGCTGGATCTATTTCTAAATTGTAATCTCTTTCTTCACAAAACTTTTGAACATGATGTAGTAAACCTGAATAAATTCTTTTTGTTTGTGCATTGAATAATCTTATCTTGCCGTCCCAGAATTTATTTCTGACTGCAGGCATAAATTGCATACCAGGAACAGTGAACGTAAAGTAATCTTGTAGTTCCCAACAAGAACCACCATCACAATCTATAGTCATGTAAACTTCGTTTACTTTTTTAATTGTTAATGTTTCCATTAGATACCAACTTTAAACTTCTCCCATTGGATTGCTGCGTTGATGTTGAAACCTCTATTGTTTAAAGACTTAATTATTGCTTCTAGGAAATCAACTTTCTCTTTTTGATATGCTACCTTTAGGTTATTATCAATCCAATTTTGATTTGCGTCTATATGAATACCTAAGTCTGCTTTTAGTATTCTTTGATTTACTTGATCCCATCCTCTTTCTTTTAACTCTTCATAGTCAAAGTTGCCTTGATAGTATTCCCATAAATCTTTCCATAGTTGTTTTGATTCTTGTTCCATCTTCTTAAGTATCAATCTTTCTGTTGAAAAGATTTTAAAATACTTAGAATGTAATTGTGGAATTCTACTAGCCTCTGTTGCTAGCTCTGTTCTATCGACAGGAGCATCTTTACTCCATAATGTTTGTATTTCTTCTAGTGTCATACTTTTTCTCAAAATATAATCTTACAGTTGCTTTTCTCCATACAGCAACAATAAACAATGTTGCCGTACTGGCTATTGTAATCTGTAACGCATTAAAAGACAACAGTTCTAGGCAAATATATACAATAAGAAAGTTCAAAGGAAACATTATTAATGTTCCTAAAAACGTATCGACTGTCGCTTCTTTCAGCGCTCTTCTTTTTCTTTGATTCAATTATGTAATTTTAAAACTTCTATATCTAAATGTTGCTGTACACTCAATGTAATCAATGTCTGCTGCCTGAGTAGTGAAGGGCAGATCTGATAGGGATGAAGGATATACGTCTGTAAATTGTATTTCCTTGTTTGGATTCATGGCACTGTTTAATATTGTTAATGTCGCGTCACTGAATACTCTGTCATCACTTCCAGGTGATTGTTCATTGGTCCAAGCAGTACTTTTCTCAAAATCTTCTACTCTTGAAAACGATAGGATCCAATTATATAATTCATTATAATTATTCAAATCTTCATCAACTCTAAATGTAACAACTAGATCACCATAAGTTATTAGGTCTCCAGGATATTTTATTCTATTACTTAAAGGAGTAGCTACTTCTAATTGACCAACATCGACTGAAGGCAGTGCTACATTTTGTATAAAATAATTTACATTTGGTATTTTTTTGATGACAAACTTACCACCTACTTGTGCTAGGAAGTTTGTATTTGTTGGTTGAATTGCCATATCGGTATTTATCTTCCTTGTAGGGGGCAAGTTAATGCCCCGTTGAATTATTTGCTATTTACAAAATCGTTAAACTGTTTTGCAACATTGATAACATCTTGAGCAGTCATTGGAGTCATTAACTCCGATGGATATTCCGGCCAAGGAACATCTTTCTGTTCTTGTGCTCTACAAACCATATTGTGATATTTGTCTGTGATTGCGTGTCTGTTATCTTGCAATAACCCCTGAGCTTGCGAAAGCAAGTCGGCTCTTATCTCATAGCCTGATTTCTTATCTGACATAATTCCTCCTGTGTGTATGTGTCAATATCGCCGGTGGGAGTCATGACTCCCCCGACTTGCATATCAGTATATGCTAATTGTATTTATAAGTCAACAGCTAATTGCTTATTGATTGTGATGATATCTTGAAGAAGATATCTTGCAGCGTCATTAGTATACTCAGAGAATCCATTCATATACATGAAGTATCCTGGATCTGTTTGAGCATACTCATCATCTTGAATTACCCATCTAAGAGCTTGCATTCTATTCTCAGCACCAAGCTCTTGTTGAATCCAGAATAGTTTTTCTTCAAACTCTTCAAGTTTTTCAACTTCATGAGCCTTCTCAATCTCATACTGCTCGTTAGCATACTTATTGAGCTCATCAAGATCAACTCTAAGCTGCTCGACAGTTCTATTGTTATAGAAGTCGCCTCTAGGTCTCATGCCATAAGCACGCTTGTACTCGTCTGAGATATACTGGAGCAGTTGCTCCTTCTCTGATAATTGATCCCACTCTAACATTACGCTACACTCCTTTGGTTAGTATATTCAACTTCTTCTTTGAAAGAAGACTCACCTGGTACGAACCTAACCATATGCTGACCAGTTTCTTCATCTACATATCTTTTAGTAGTCATGTTATCCCAAAAGTCTTCATTACCTTTCTCTTGAAGGATAGCTGACTCAATCATCTGATCCTTAGTAATGTATCCACAGTGATAGAAGTCAAGCAACATATCACCGAAAGGTATTCTACCATTAGACTTCCATCTAACAATATCGCCATCAAAGAAAGCCTTCTTAGCAGAACCTTCAACTGAATCACCTTCGTATGAAGGAAACTTTGCAGAAAGTCTATCTGCTTCAGTAGCGTTTCTGTTAGTAAACAATCCACGCTCTCTACCAGGACCAAGACATCTATGGCTTCTACCAGCTAACACATAACTGTCGTCAGCTGACACACCATTAGGTGCTTCATATCTATCTTCTTTCTTCAGATCAAACTGTCTGTAGTAGTCTCTAATTATCTCAAAATTTTCCATGCTTTTCTCCTTACTTAACATACAACTATTATCCTAAATTCTTGATTTGAAGTCAACAGTTTATCCAAAATTAATTTCCAACTGTTTAGGTTCTAATGACTTTAAGTATGTTCCTGTCATGGTTTTGACAGCCATGTTCTCTTCTGGCCATACATGTCTCCAAGGTTCAAAACATCCTGAAACACCAATAGCAGAATTATCACATCCTCTAGCCTCATCCCATATCTCTAACTTATATTTGTCAAAGTTTTCCATATGAATCCAAATCTTATCATAACTATTTCTTGGATCGTTATGTTTGTATTCATGATCTATAGTGAATGGTAAAAACTCTATACCTTCTTCAGATAACTCAGTTATCATTCCGTGATAGAACTCACCATCAATTACCATTTCAGCTCCGTCATACTTACGGACACTCCAATCGTTAAATCTTTCTACAAATTTCATTATATGCACCTCGCTTCAAATCTAAGCTCTACTAGCTTGTTGATAAAACCATCTTCACCATCAGCTGGGTTAGGTAAATGTTCAATACCAAACTCATTCTCAATTGCAAAGATTACATTCCAAATGTCACCCTTATGAAGGTCTAACACATCGTCCAAGATTTGCTCAAGGACTATTTCGTTTACGTGATTACTCATTTCTTTTTTCTCCTTACTTAACATACAACTATTATCTCCAATATCCGATTTGAAGTCAACAGGTAAAGACAAAAAAAAAGGAGGCCGAAGCCTCCTTTAAACATTATAGTAATTACTATTACATTATGTTTTTAACTAATACTCTTCTGTAGTATTTGTTAGCATTGTCATCAAGAGCACCTGCAGCACTTAGTGCATCAGTACCTCTAGCGAATGGGTTTTCAACAACTCCATACCTAGTTTTGAATCCAATTTTTGGTTGGAATGTATTCTCACCAACCGCTCTCACCATTTGTAGTGGAACGTATGGGCAGTAGAATAATCCAGCATCAAAAGCGCTTGATCCTTTGTAACCAACAGTCATGTAGTGAATACCTGAACTTGGAGCAAAGTATGGATCGATGAACACTCTAATTCTTCCGTTAAGGACACCAGCAAATGTTGAGCCTGTGTCATCAACTTGTAAGTTGTTAGAGTTTAAAGCAGGTGTGTAATCTAACACGCCAGCCATTTGAAGAGCAGAAGCGACATCGGATGAACATAACATGATGTTACCTTTACCTCTTCTTGTTCCTCTTGCGATCTCATTAGCTTCTCTCTCAATTTGGAACATTAAACCTTTGAACTTCTCAACCATCCATCTACCATTTGAATCAACGTCTAAGTCGAAAGATCCAGCTGAGCTAACATTTTGTTGAGCACCAGTAACAGCAACTAAGTTAACTGTTCTGACGATCTCTCTGTTGATCTCTGCTAAAATCTCTGTTGATAAGATGTTTGCAAGTTCTGTTTCAGCATCTAAGCCATGAATAGCTTTTAGATCCTGAGCTAGTTCCATTGAGTACTCAGCTTTTAGAGCTCTTGACTTAGCTGTAACAGCAATTTTCTCAATTGAGAAAGCCATTTCAGCAAAAGCACTGTTTCCAGATTCACCAAGAGTTTCTGCTTGAGCTGTTGACATACCTTCTGCAAAGTTATAAGAAGTACTGTTACCTGATGGCTGAGTACCGTCTTGTGATTGACCTAAGGTATTGTTACCAGAACCTGCTACTACTGTAGAGAATTCTGAGTTTGCTTCGTTATAGAAAGCCTCATCACCAGTCTGGTTTGTATATCTGCTTCTCATAGCAAATATTAAACCTGTAGGACCAGTCATTGGCTGAACACCAACTAAGTCATAAGCGACTAAGTTTGGCATTGCTCTACGTACTAAGCTAATTAAAACTGGGTCATAGTTATCTATGTTTGAACCAGTTGCGTTTGTTGGAGCCTCTGCTAAAAGATTGTTAGGTGAAAAACCTTTATCTTCTGCAATTGCTCTCTCTGTGTTTTCCAAACAAACAGCAGTTACTGATTTTTTGTGACTATCTGAAATTTCAGGTAAGTCTGTATGCTCAATAATTGGCTGCCACTTGTTTTGGAGTGCTTCGTAGTTTGATTCCATTTTAATTTCCCCTTAAAATATAATACGAATTATTTCCTAACTGTTCGCGAAATCGCGTCAGCATACTTGGCCATGCCACCTGGAAGAGACTTAACTTCTTCGTCAAGCTCCACTGGGTCTTCATCAGACAAGTCTGATGTTTTAGCCTGTTTGTCCTCAAGGTATGACTCTTTCAAAGTGTTAAGTTTGTTAGAGAAATCCTCGACGTTCTCATAATCAAGTCCTTCCGATAGAGCACGGAGTTTTTCAATCTGAGTATCTGCTAAGCCATCTACAGCTTCAGCAAATATGTTCTGTACTTGTGACTCGATGAGTTCATTAGCAAGACCTATTTTCTCACTAGTTTCCTCTTCAAGTTTACCTTCTAGTTCTTCTACTCTTGATTCAAGAGATGCAAGAACATCTGTTTCGTTATCTTCAGGAAGAATCACGTTATGTGCTTCTATTAATCCTTTTAGACCAGACATGAAAGATTCAGCAACTTCGACTTTTAAAGATGACTCGATAGCAACTTTATTCTCTTCTAACCATTGCTCTGATAAGTAATTGATGTATTCATCAAGTTTACCAGTCATGTCTTCTTTGATTGCTTCTTTAGCTTCATTGATCTGCTCATCAAATGCTTCAGAGTATTGAGTATTGATCTCAGCAACTCTAGCACTAACAGCAGCTTCAAATACTGTCTCAGCTTTTTCTCTTAGGTCTTCGGATAAATCTTCACCAAATATAGCGTCGATATCTTCCTTGACACCTGAACCTTGTCCAGGAGTAGCTACTTTAGGAGCATCCTTCATGTTAGCAGAAACACTTTTGTCTGCTTTACGTGCTGGTGCTTTACTTCCTTTAGCGCTAATTAAATCTTCTCCTTTAGACTCTGATCCAGATTTTACGTCCGCTCCGCCTGGATTAGGTGCAGTAAATCCTACTGTTTTATCAGCAGGTCTTTTATTGCTTCCTTTAACCACAGGGTCAGCGATTTCTGAATTTTCACCGCTGGCCTTAAACTCGTCAAGTTCTACTTGCTCTTCGGCCACAGCTTCGATTTCATTGTCGAACTTATCTAGTTCATTAGCCATTTTTTTCTCCTCGTTAATTTGAGTGTATACGTTTGTATATTATTTATAAATTATTAGTTTACAGGGTATTTAGGAATTTTTCAAACAATTCTACCTTTTTCTCCTGTAATTCTCTAGCATTTACGTTGCCAGTCTTCACAATCTCTTCTACCACAGCTTGTGATTTCCAAGAATTGGAAGCAGCGTCATAAATCCATTCTACCCCTTCCATAACTCCATTTACAAAAGCGTTAGGAGCAGAAGGATCTGCAACGATATCACCGGCAGTCGCAAGCTGAAAATCACCCTGCACTTCGTTGATACCTTCAGGCGTCTGTCTAATGGATCCCATACCTCTTGATGATACACCTAAAGATGCACCTTCATCTATAAGACTTTTAACAATCTTACCATATGGTGTGTCCATGACTTTTGCCTTTCCTATATAATCTTGACCTTCTCTTCGTAAGTCTTTGATCATATGGGAGACTCTTTCTAAGTTTATGGTTGGACCGTCTGGGTGTCCTAATTCACCATAAGCTCTGTTGTTCTTTACGAATGTGTCGTTGTATCTTTGTACTTCCTTATCTAATGTTTCCATTGGATACATACGACCGTTTCTGTTTTTTATACCACCTTGCATAAAGATACCTTCGATAAAGTAATCTTTTCCTTTACCATCTTTAGCTTCAGTTATTACTGGTCTGATGTGGTCAAATGTTGTTTCTGATATTAGCTTCATTTGTTAATCTCCAAATGCTACTGGAGTGAATTTACCAGCACTTGCATAAATTTTATCTGTTGGAGCTTTTTGTATATAATGTACTCCAGCATCTAATGTTGTATTTCCTACTGCAGCATTAGCAGATGTAACAACTGTAACTGTAACAGCTGCTGTATGGTAGACTTTAACTAATGGACTATCAACAGCAGAGTTAGCAGCTGCTAATCCTGTTGGAGCTGTAAACTCAGCACCCTTTAGTTTAATTATTCTACTCACTGTCAGCTACCTCGCTTGCTATTTCCATTGCAAACTCTACAGCTGCGTCTGGATTATTTTGTGCTAGCTCGTCAAAAGCAACTAAGTTTTCTTCTGTTAAATTTTCTCTAACTAAGTGAATTGCTTGCTCATATACTTCTGCATCAGCACCATCTTTGTAATGACCTGCTCCTGCGTTGTCATGAGTTAAGTCTTTGTTTACTCCACCACCAGCAAATACTCTTGCTTGCTCTTCTTCATTTTTAAAAGCTGGATGTAGTTGTTGTTGTACATTATCAGTATGCTTACCTACGAAGTTTGCTTCAGCTTCTGATTTTGGATTAGCATAGTTAGACACTTTACCTGCCTGTAGTTCAGGATCTGGTACTAAGTCTATCTTTTTAAGTTCAACTATCTGTCTCAGTGATTTCATTTTCCTCTTCCTCTTCTTCCTGACCTTCATCAGTTTCGGGTTCTACTTCTAGTTCTTCACCTTCATCTTCAACAGACTCTGATTCATCAGGTTCTTCTATCTGTTCCTGGTCAGCTTGATACTCTTCGCCATCTTCTTCTTCTACTTCTGGCTCTAAGTCTAGCTCAGGTTGAACCTCAACCATCTCAGCGTCTGGATCGTGTTCTTGGCCAAACAACTCATTACTAACCTGGTTCTTTATATCTTGTACTTTGTCTCCTAGTTTGTCTACGAGTACATCATTCAAGACATCACCAGCTTTATTAGGTTTGTCATCTAATGCCAAGTCAACTATATCTCTTACATTATCACTCATTATATTCTCCTACTATATTTATATATCTTACACTTGCTCAGGCGGTGCTTCTGGGTATCCATTTCCCTGTGGATCCATAGGTTCTTCACCATTTTCCGGTTGTTCCGGCTGTTGAGCATCCATTTGTTCTTGTTCATTCTCAGCATCTATCATCATTTCTGCATGCATATCTTCGATCTCTTTATCTGTTTGCTTGAGGATATTCTTCTTAACATACTGTTGTGAGAAGTATTTTCCTAAGTATGGATCGACGTCATTGATAGCTGATATCTGCTCTCTGAATATTTCTAAATCTTTTAGTTCTGAGAAATGACTATCTGTTATATAATCAAATCTTATTTCTCTTCTTAGTGTTGGCCAGTCATCTGGAGTAATGATACCTTTTAGTATCAATTGTTTCTCTAATGCTTTTTCAAATACCTGACTAAACTTTAATCTTAATCTAGCAATAAACTTCTGAAACTTTATTTCATCCCTACTAATTTCAGAAGCTCTGCCTATTGCGAAGCCTGTCTCGGCTTCCAATCTCGACACTGGCACATTAAGTGCTCTGTACAATTTCTTTTGAAAGTATAATACATCATCCATTTCACCAAGGTTCTGTCCAGCTGGTAATGTAGTAATCTCTGTACCTTTACCACCTTCTCTCCTTGGTAACCAATAATCTTCCAGCATAGTCATAAACTTACGATCATCTCTCAGTTCTCCTGTTGACGCATCGTAAACTAATCTATTCTTATGCTTGGCCATCATATCTCTAAGATATTGTTCTGCTTTCACTTTAGGAAGATTTCCAACATCTATATAGAATATTCTTCTCTCTGGTGCTCTTGATATTCTATAGATGACTGTTGCATCTTCTAAAACACGTAATTGGTTTAGAGGTTTTATTGCTTTATGTAAATGAGATAATACCATTTTATTATCTTCACTCATAAGACCAGATGTACAATGGAGGATACTATCCTTAGCGATCTTTATGCCTTGAGTAGTTCCTTGAGCGGGATTGACTGTTCCAGGTCCGCCTTTAAAACCTTTGTCATTGTACATGTAGTATTCTTGTTTGGTCTGAGCTAGATGAATAGTGTTAGGGCCAGTACCGCTTCGTTTCTTTCTGACCTCTCTAACCTTTCTTATTTTTCTAGGATCTATAAACCTTAATTCTTGAATACCTTCTTGTACATTCTTTTCGTCTATGATAACATGATAGTACATTCTACCATCAATATACCAGTGTCTAAATATTTCATATGCCTGACGCTCAAAGTCCAAAAGGTCTTTGATGTTCATAAACTCTTCGTGTATTTTTAGTTTGATTGCGTCAGATACTTCTACTGCATCTAAATTGATTTCTGCTGTGTGGCTGTCTGGATCATAAACGATTGATTCGTTTACAATATCATCTATAGCATTTTCACATTCTGGTTGCATTGACATTTTTCTATAGCGAGTAACCAGCTCACCTTCTGTCTTACTGTTTTGTTCAAGATCAACATACTGTCCATATACGCCACCTTCTGCTACTACGACAGCACCGTCGTCTGTAGATGGCGCAACAAAAGACCCCAGATCTTGGTCTGTGGTCTTTCTCTTAATCTCGAATCCGAATAATTCTGCCATTGATTACCTCATAATATATTTATAAGAGTACTAGAATACCCCAATAAAGATATAAAGGCAACGGTTAGTTGCCTTTTATCCTTAGTTTCCGCCAGCGTTACCTGTAGAACCACCAGTAACTTCCCACCAGTCGTACTGGAATGTTACGTTAAATTCTTGGATCACATCTGTTGCATTCCAATCAACGTCCATTTCAGTTATGTTAGTAGGGAAGATTCCATTGAAGGAATATTCTCTGATAGGTACTCCAGTTTTAGAATACTGTATAACTTGTGCTGTTGATTTATAAGATAAATCAGAAGCTGAACCAAAACCTCTTACGTTGCCTAGATGTGAGTTGATTGTGTTCATCCACTCTTCCATTGCATTTCTAATTAAGAAGTCTTCGTCGTTAATTACTGTTACGTTCCATTCAGCAAATGTTCTATCACCTGCAATCTTAACCTTTCTACCGAAGTATGGTACTTCAATAAAACCTAAAGTTGATGCTGGAACCTGAGAAGCCCTTACCAAGAAAGGTGTCTTCAGATCTCCAGCAGCGTTTGCAGGATTCGACATATTAACCTGGAACAGGGTAGGTCTAGCACCACCTAGTGATAACTGGGACCTAATCTCGTTAATGTTAAAAGCCATTGTTTTCTCCTATTCCTATTTATTTAAAATTGTCCAACTACTTCTGAGAATTCTACTCCACTTCTAACTGCAACAAAGTTGAGTTGAATAAAGTTGATACTTCTTGAAGGTTTGACATATATGTCTCCAACAAATTCGTTTCTATCGATAACTTCACCTGTGTTATTTGTATCGTCACAAACAACTCTGAAGTCTACGATTCCTCTTCTTCCTTGTATATCTCTTAAGAATGGCTCAACAAGATTCTTAAACTGTGATCTTGTGAATGAGTCATTAAACTCAAATAATGAGAATTTGGCTGCTGTTGATATAGCCTTCTCTAATACAATGAAGAGCCTACGTACGTTGATTCTATCAAATGCAGATGGTTTACCAAGTAATGTTTTATCACCAAACAAGATTGTACCTTGACCTGGGAATGTAACTACTGGGTTAATATCTGATTGATATAACAAGTCTCTTTCTGCTTTCTTTGGATTGAATGCTAGTTTAACAAGATTCTTAATTCCACCTCTGTTATATCCAGCTGGTGAGAACCAAGCATCTCTTAGTTCGTCTGAACGAACTGCTAAACCTGCTATGTCTCCGTTTAGTGGAACGTATCTATATACGTCATTAAATTTATCGTATTGATATTTGTATCCGCTATCTAAAAATGCATAACTTGAATTTGTTACTCCATTTCTAAATTGTTTGATGTGATCTACTTCTGATCCAATGTTGTCTACTACATCTGAATAATGTGGTGATGCAAATAGAACGCAATCTTTTCTTGTTTCACAAATGTTGTCTACAATATGTCTTGCTAATTCTGCGTAATGACCTCCACTAGATCCTATTGCCTTACCTTGTAAGATTAAGCTAATGTCAACATCTTCTGCTGATTTGAACATATCATATGCATCGGTAACATCTCCTAACTCAAGAGAATCAGATCCTTCTGCTGCTGTGTCAACTCCACCAGATAGTGAAGAGAAAGTTGCAGTGTTGGTACCTAATGATGATAATGCTGATGCAAGACCTGTGGTTACTAAATGATCAGCCTCCTTTGCATAGATCCATTCTGATTTTCTTTCGATTACATCAATGAAGAAGTTGTTTTCTCCAGATTCTGTTTTAGCATCTGTAGCTCTTGAAACTCCTTCGTATGTTTCTAATACTGTTCCTTTTGTTCCTGTAATATCTCCATCTTCGTCAACTACGACAATATGAAGCTCGTCATTTGCATCTGCTTTGATTGGTTTAGCGTATGCTGATGTTCCAGGCGCAGCTCTAAATAAACTATGGTATTTCCATTTTTTAGTAACTGTGTTTGCTGAAATATTTTTACTTCCAAGATACTTTGTCTTAAAAGTAATAGAAGGACTACTTGCGTCATCAGTAGTTGATGCTACTTCTAACTCATGGAATCCTACTGTCGAGTCTCCAAATCTAGCAATGTCTCCGACATCTAAATTTGTTAAACTTGCATTTGATGATAATGTTCCACTATTGGAACCAGCTGTAATTGTTAAATTAATAACTCCAGCCTCTTCATAATCACCTGATGATTTACATACTGATACCTGTAAACTATTTCCAAGTGTTCCAAAATATCTTGCTGCAAAGTGATCAGTTGATTGTAAGGTGACTCCAGCTAACTTATCTTCATTTTCTATTAATACGCCTGTACCACTTACAGTTGCGTTCCTGCTTAAGCTAGTATCGACAACTCTAGATACAAATAATTTATTACCATATGCTAAAAAGTTAGCAGCGGTAAAGAATGTTTCGGGATTTAAACCCGCTATAGGTTTACCAAATCTGGCAACAAGCGTTTCCTCGCTGTCTATTAAGACACGAGTTTTAGCTGGTCCCCAGTTGAAAACCCCTGCTATGGCGCCTTCTGTAGTAGAAACTGCTGGTACAACTGTACTCAGATCAACTTCTGATACATTTACGCCTGGACTAACCTGAAATGGCATTTCAATTCTCCTTTAATTTACGGTAGATTATAAAGCTCAGATTTATTTATAAAACTCTTGACTAGAAGGTACTGTCTCTATCGTAGTCATAATCCCAGCTTTTAACAAGTTCTCCACCTTTGAACTCGTCGTCCTCTTCCCAATTATTATCCTTACCATTATCTATAAAACCGAATGGCACGAGTTCGTCTTCTAATGCTTGCTCATTTAATTTATATAAGTTTTTTCTAATGTCTATATCAGTCAATTCTTTAAAGTAATCTTGCTGTGATAACCATGCAAAGAATACTAAACACATAACTAAATCATCATTTCTTCCTTCTTCAGCTTCATAACTTGTTCCTCTTTTATTAGCAACAAAGCTAGTTAGCTCAGAAAGTATATCAAAATCATTGATAACTAATCTATCATTCTCAATAATTGTCTTTAACATAGCACAACCAATTCGTTTCAATGCAGGAGTAGTTCTAATACCCATCTGTCTATCTCCACTTCCAAAGCCACTACCTACTATTTGTCCAGCACGGCCTTTCCATTGTGCTCTCATTATATTCTCATACTCCATATCATGATGAAGTATATCCACGACTTGTTGACCAATATCATTTATCTCAGCTAATACATGAGCTTGATTGTATGCAAAAGCTGCATTGTATATTGCTTTTGGATAAAGTACTGGTGCTATTGTATTGTTTCTATATGTTGCAACTACTTTATATGGTAGTTCTGTTACATCTATAACTATGAATGCACTGTAGTCGTTTCCAACTCCTCTACTTGTATCAGCACATAAAGTATAGATATGATCTGGTTTTGGTTCTTCAAATATTTTTAAACTCTCATTTTCTTGTTGAGGATTCTCAAATACTAAATGTTTTAACTTATGTGGATCAATCAAAGTATCTGCTGATCCTAAGAACTCACATTCGAACTCAACTGCAAATTGTTTTTCTGAAGTGTTACGTATTGTTTCTTCTTTCCACTTTTCATCTCTACCTGGTACATCCCACCAGTTAACACTTACTGTTGCATAATCATTGAAACCTTTTTCTGCATCATGCCATAGTTTGTAAAACATATTCATACCATTAGGTGTAGATGTAATCAATACTCTTGATGTTGTACCAGAAGATATTGTAGGATATACAGAACTAAAGAACTCATCTTGTACGGTTGCAGGTACGAATGCAAACTCATCTAGGTATACTAAGTTGATTGACATACCTCTAACAGATGATGCTGATGTTGAAGAAGCAAATATCTTTGAGCCATTTTCTAATTCTATATTACCTTTGTTCCATTCCACTATACCTTGTTGTAAAAACCATGGTAGGTTCTCATACGCTAATTGTAATCTTGATAATATCTCTCTTGATGTTGCAGCTTTGTTAGCTAAGATGGCAATGTTAAAGTCTGGATTGAATAAAGCATAATGCATCATTACTGCTACCATTGTAGTAGTCTTACCAGTCTGTCTAGGCATTTTACATATAACAAATCTGTTATCATCAACAGTTCTCATTATTTCTTTTTGATAACTATAAGGTTCATATGGTATGAGACCTTCATCAATGTTAACAATCTTTATATATTTTTCACAAAAATAAACTACATCTTTACTACACTTAACTATTTCCTGAAGTTCTTGTTCAGAGAAGTCAATCTGTATATTAGCTTTTTTTAGCTTTGGATTTCCTAGGTAATGATCAGCCATTATTTTTTGGGTTTAATTTTTCTTGCCCCACCTTCTAATAAATCGGTAAGGTCTTTTGTTGTTCCTACAAATAAATTATTTGTTACTTTTTGATTTTTCTTTTCTTCTGGTTGTAGGTCTTTCATTTTCTTTTGTAAGTCTAACAAGTCTTTGTTAGCTGTTGATAATGTTCTTACTAAGTCTGCTACTACTTCAAATGATCTTGGATGTTGACTTTGTTGAGCTAGATCGACTATTCCATTAAGTGCATCTGAGCCTCTTTCAATAATATTGTATAGATTTTCTCTAGCATATTTGAAGTCATTTTCCATTTCTGGATTGACTTTTGGTTCATCTACAGGCACTACTTCACCTTGAATTGGTTCAATATCTAATGCCTTACTTATTGGGTCTTTATGTTTCGCCATTGAAATAATCCTCAAAATCTGTTATTACAGAATAATTATCATTACTATATATACCACTAACTGCTATAGTTGCTGCAGTATTAGTAGTTGGATTTCTAAATTGATCTAAGCCTGGTTTTTGTTTTATACCTATTGCTGGTGTGTTTCCAAATGCTCCATTAGCATGAGTTGTATATAGGTTTGTATTAACATTCTTAATAACACCGCTATCTTTTATTGGTCCAAATAGATAAGCTCTCATAGTAAAATTCAGATTCCATATTAATGCTCTTCTAGTCTCAAAATCACCTTCGTAAGTATCTTGAGATGCTAAACTATTTAGTACGACAGGAATATCCACTTTGTAATCCATATCTGGAATCAAGTCAATAGTTGCTGTGAACTCAGGTGTAAAGAAAGGAACAATCTGTTCTAATAACTGAGTTGCATCTTCAGCATATCTAGTATACATATTGAATTCAAAGTTGATGTCATATGGAACAGGAGTAAACATTCTTTTAACTGTATTGCCTGTATTTGGATCCTTAACTATTTTGTTTATAGTATTTAATTTTCTAGCTGGATCGTATGTTAGGTTTGTCATTTCAAAAGATAATCTTGGAAGTATGATACTTTGCTTTTCTGTTAATGATATATTTTGTTCTAATCTTGCAGTAACTTTTTCTCTAGGTGCATAAGTTAATGGGCACTTTATACTTTGTATAATATTACCTGAACTATTCTTTCTATTGATATGAAGATCATTAAACAATGTTCCAAATAAAATAATATACTTCCTTAATGAAGCATGATAAAATTGATTACCTAACATTAGAACGTACCTCCCTCACTGAATGGATCTGCGTCACTAAAGTCTATAAAGTTATCAGCTCCAGTCTCAAGGAATGTGTTTTCACTATCTGTAATATCATCTTGATCTAATGCAGTACCAATACCATCTAAGAGTACTCTTTGTCCTGTCTCTATATGTATTGGAAGATCACCTGTTTCCATCATTAATTGATTGTGTAAGAATATATCTGTTGATCTAGTATCTTCAAGTACATCAATATCTGATATACCTGTATTGAATCTTTCACCACCATACTCAAACATTTCTAATCTTAGTTCATAGAATTGTAATGAACCCATTTGATAGAATACTGGCTCATGTTCTACAAAGTTGACAGTGTATAGTTTTTTGTTAAGTGGGAAGAAGATGACATCTCCTTCTCTTGGTCTTTCTATGTTTGCTAAATCTTCTCTTCCAACATCTTGTTCAAATGTTCTTCTAGCAACAGACATTGTCATAGTGTCTCTTTGTTCAACACCAAACTTAGATAAGAAGTCTCCTTCACCACCAAATCCTTCTACAGTATTAATATACATTGGTACTGTATAAAATTCTTTGAATGTTCCTAGATCATCTTCACCATATAGAAAATCATAATCACCATATGTCTTTGGTAGATAGTATGCATCTATTCCATAGATGTTTATAGATTCAATAATTAAATCTTCAATTAAGTCTTGTTCTTGACTACTTTGAAAGTTATTGAAAAATACACTTCTGTTAGCCATCTTAACCTACCATATCTTCTGGCGGATATGAGTATGCTGTTGCCATTTCTTCTTCTAGCTGTTGCCTCTCAGCGATTGCATCGTCATAAATCTTCTGACCGTTAAATTGAACTCCTCCAGGTAATTGCATACCTTCGAACTTTGTTAAATTAGAACCCCATTGTATTTTAATCAAACAACTTGCATATCTCAAAAGCCACCTATCTTTCCATACATCAGTGTATGTGTCTGGGTCAATAACTTTATATGCTCTTGCAACAATAAAGTCACCAACACTTAGTCTGTCCCAATCCATATCTACATGGACTTGGTTTAAATGTCTGCTATATCTTAATCTTTGTTTACCAACTAGTATTTCTTCGATCATACGTATATTTTGGAAGTTCATATAGTAAGGGACCAGTTCATACCTAGAAAGGTCGTAGAGGTCGTTTAAAGCGATCTGATAACGGATATTAAAGAGGTTATTAGTTGATAGTGCATCACCAATATCAAAGATATCAAATACACCTATAATGTTATCTGGTACGGTAAAGTACTTGTTATCTTTATCTGTTTGTGTCACTTGATGTTTGTAGAATGTGTGTTCCATTCCATCAAAGTGATAGTCGACCCAATAGTCTAATGCTTCGTCTACTCTATCATCTAGTTGGTCTTCATCTACATTTATTTCAATGACAGGTTTACCCAACCTTCTTAGGCAGTGCTCTTTAAATGTTGCTTTACTATTTGGTCTGCTCATGTTATTATTTATTCTCCCCAGCTTATGTCGCCGTTAGCATAATACACTTTAAACACTCTTCCAGTGTTATCTTCTAGGTCTGTACCTACTCTAACATCGCCTTCAACATCAAGAACTGCTTGTGGATTAGTTGTTTGAATACCTACTCTATCTGAAGTAGTGTTTGCAACTAATAGATCATCTGTGTCAGTTGCACCTAATCTAGTTCCACCTCTTGATTGTTTTGCTGCTTTAATTTTAGCATTAGCGTTACCTAGGTCTACACCTCTTGCTCCGTCGGTCATTAAAGATGCGAAATGTCTTGCTTTACTTGCCATTTATTCTCCCCATGCGATATCACCGTTAGCATAATATACTTTAAATGCTCTGTTACTTCCATCCAACAACGTATCCTTAACTGTTACATTAGCACCAAAGAATGTGTTACCATTAACAGAAAATACATGAGCTGGATTTGTATTTGCTATACCTATATTGTTATTAGATGCTATAGTTATATTATTTGATGATCCAATACCATATGAATATATTTGTAATAAGTCATTATTGGATGCACCTTGTGTCAATACAACATTGGCACCATTAGTTGCTGTATAGTCTTCGTTCTCTTCTAATAATATACCATTCAAGAATACTTGAATACTATCACCAGTTCTATATCCTAAACTATTACTATTGTCATCATTACCAGCAAAGTTTGTCTGATTATTAGCTGTAACAAATTCATATAGTGTATATGCACTGAACCCTGCTGCACCGGCTTCATTAGTCCAGAACAGAGTACCGTTACCATATGTTTTTAGGATCTGACCCGAGCCACCATCTTCTGATGGAAATGCTTGAGCGTTGACTGTAAGTGAGGATAGGTTAGCACCGACTTCAAAGACCGCTGAACTATTTGCAGAATAGAGAATACCGTCAGCGGTATTGATCGCTAACTCTCCGTCTAATAGTTGTGCGTTTGTAGGCGCGTTACCTGTAGAGGCACTACGCTTAATCTTAATTACTGATGCCATTTAGCTCCTCATTTATTGCGTATATACGCTGAGTTTATAGCCCCTTATATAAGGGGCTTTATAAAATTATTTAGTAAGTACCACCGTCAATGATTGCATCAACTTGTGCTAAACTTCCTGTGCTTGAGGAGTTAGCAGCATTGTAAGTTACTTCACCAGCAGGTTCTGTTGTTATGCCCTCTACAAATACAAATGCTTTAGCTGAGTGAGATTTGTCTCTGAATAAACCAGAAAACTTATCTGTACCACCCTCATCAAAGTTTCCGTAGAAACCTATATCTACTGCATCAGTATCTTCGCCAGTTTGGTTATCTGCTAGAGATAACATGTTATCATTAATGTTTACTGTAGTACTTTGTACTGTTGTTGTTGTTCCTTGAACAGTTAAGTTACCAGAAAGAGTCATATCATTACCAGATATGTCTCCATGTACTGTTAAGTTTTCACCAATTGTTGCTGACTTAGCAATACCAACACCACCGGCTGTTATTAATGAACCTGTAGTATTAGATGTACTGTTTGTTGTATCATCGATATCAACTACACCATCAACACCCAATGTGCTAGATACGTTAGCTGCACCTGTGATGTCTACAGCACCTGTGATTGAAGCACCACTAGCTGAAATAGTTAACCCATCAGCTACTGTTAATGAATCACTTAATATTGTGTTTCCAGAAATGTTTGCAAGACCTGTAATGTTTAAACCAGCAGAACCTGTAACTAATCCTGTTACATTTAATGGTTGTGTTGTAATTACATGAGATGCATTACTGTATAAGTTGTCAGGTTGTACATATGCTGCTCCACCCATATTACTGTGGTTTGCACAATAATAGTAGTAGACATTACCAGCGTCTTGTTGTAATTTAATTCTTGTGTAAGCTCCAGCTGATCCTGGTGTTCCTACTTTTTCGTAAATAATAAAACCACTACCTGTACCTTGAGACAATTGAGAACCACTATTATGTGTTCCGTCTGAAGTTGTACTAAAGTGTAATGGATGTGAACCGTTTGAACTGTCTGATTGATCGAACCAATAGATTACTCCTGGTACAAGTCTTAATGCTTGTTGTGAAGTTCCATCTATTACAAACTTACCACCAGAAACTGTTACTGTATGTTGAGCACCTTTGTTCTCAACTAATAAAGCTGATGTTGAAGTATTTGATACAACGATACCATTGTTACCACTAATAGTAACTGTATCTGAATCTCCGTCGTTACCGCCAGAATCTGCTAATCCAATTGTACCAGTTGCAGCAGTACCACCAGCTGACATATCATAGTCAAATGTATTTGCTGTAATTGTAATAGCACCTGAACCATCAGATGTTACATGGACACCGTTAGCACCAGTAATGTTTACTTGTGAATTGGATCCATTTCCTGTACCAGTTTGTTTGATACTACCTGTGTTGGTATTTGCAACTGTTGATATTGTAAAATCATCACCTGATAACTGTATTGTATGTCCAGTTGCATTCGCTGAATATAGCTTCTTATCCGCTAAGTTAATCGCTAATTCACCAGCTTGCAACGAACTGTTCGCCGGTACCGCTGATGCGGTTGACGATCTTTTTAGTTTAATAACTGAAGCCATTTTTTTCTCCTATTCCTTAATAGCGTTTTGCAATCTCTCTAAGACGTAAGGACTTCGCCTTACCTTAGGTTTATTCAAATTTCCTTTGACATTATTTATTTGTTCAAGTTCTTTGATACGTAATCTTTGTACTTGAACCTCAGTTGTTAATTGCATGTTTCTTTCTGTTAAATCGTTTATTATTTGTTGTTGATTTTGTATGTATTGACTTAACATTTCTAATTCATCTCTATCTAAATCACTCAAATCACTCATTAATAAGTTCCTCCATCTAAATCATCAAAAGCTGGATCGCCCGAACTAATCTGTAAGACCTGTCCATTTGATCCTGTTGCTTGTGCCATTGTAGAAGTATTGCTTGCATAGAATACTCCTTTGGCAGTAAATGTAGTTAATCCAGTACCACCATCGCTGGTCTTTAATGGTGATGCTAAACTATCTATTGTTGCATTATATAATGTTACATCCTTTATTCCTGTTGCAAATGTATTACCTTGATACCTTGCTCCAGATACAAAAATGCTTGCGCTATCTGTAACTTGGCTAGGTAAATTTGTTCCAATGAAATTCAATACACCTGATTGATAATCAAAGTACCATTGGTCATCATTACCTGATCCAGTTTCAAATAACTGCGTTCCGTTAGAAGTTGGATTACCACTACCTGGTGAATCTGCATATACTTTCAATTGATATGTAGCACCAAACTTTGGTGGTATCCAGTTAGTAATTCCAGTCTTCCATGTTCTATTGTTTGTTGAGGTTCCGTCCTCTGTTGTTTCTTCTCCAGTATATATTCTAATGATTGAAGTATTAGATGCTGGTATTGTAGATGGTATAGATCCTACATCTGACCATATCTCTGCTGGTTTGATAATTAAATCTGATACAATAGCTTCGTTAGGAGCTTTCTTATTTGCATTAGTATCTGTTTTAGTTTTACTAAATCCTACCTTCTTCCACAAGAGGTCTACTTTTTGGGTATCACTGATAGCCATTATTCAATCTCCAATTGTGATAAGTGATCACCGTCATCTAATTTAACATTAACTAATATCTGGTTGTTAAATGAATTAGTTGCATTCTGATCACCTAATGTTAAAGTAAATGATTGATTACTATATGTTGTTCCGTCTATAATTCTATCACCAGATGTAAATGCACAACCATCTGATCCATTACCACCAGCACCTGTATCTGCTCCTGGTGTTCCTGCACCTGCATATGTTGTTGAAGCATCAAGCCATCCGTTTACAGAAGATGTATTATCTATATCTGTACCCGGAGCTGCTATAAAGAATCCTGATACCTTACCTGTTAACTTAACTGTAAAGTTAGCCATTGCAGTTCTCTTAAATGCAAATCTAAAGAATTGTGAACCAGATCTTCCTGTGTTTAAATTTGGTCCTGCTGGTAAGTATCCTGTTGATAAGTTTGTATCATAGTGTTGTAGGTTTCCATATCTCACTACTGCTTCATCTGTTCCTGCAATCGTTACTTCTCCAGACCAAGCATTAGAAGCAAAATAATCTTGGCTACTATTGAATGCAGGAGTTGATCCAGAGAATCCAGTTACTATTCTAACTCCATCAGTATCAAAACCAGCTCCTAAACTATCTGCTACTGGTATTGCATCCTCTCTTACTCCTGATGAGTTTCCATTATATACTGATACTAATGTGTTTGCAAATTGTACAGTACTACCTGTACCATTTACATTTTCCATATTCATTGCAAATCCTTGTACTCTTCTTCCACCACCATTTACATTTATTTGGAATGTTTCTATGTTAACATTAGCTCCAACACCTGTATTGGCTTTTGGCTTATCTGAACTTAATGATCCAGATGGTAAAATAGTATAGTCTTTTGTTTGAGATGAGAATGCGGATCCACTGTCTCCTTCTACATTTGTTCCACTTGATATATTAAAGATATCTGAGTCATGTTTATACACTTGACCAGCAACATTACTTACTAATGCGCCTACTACATTTAACACTGCATCATTAGTATAATAGGGGATACCTGACACATACGCTAAAGTGCCTGCAGAATTCTGTGTCAAGGTAGTTCCCCCGAAGTGCATTACTGGTGTGCCAGTTAAATTATCTTTTACAAATTCTAACACATTAGTATTACCTGTAGTACTGTGTGATAATTTATATGTGTGCAATCCTGTTGCTACACTTGATTTAGATATTCTTGCTCTAAATCCAGAATATAATCCTGGAGCATATATAGAAGAAGCAGCTATTGTTGCATCACCAGTATTGTCAAATCCATTGAAATCTAATTCATCTACAACTACTAATGATTGATCTGTTCCTGTATTATCCGTTCCGTCAAATGCTATTGCACCTTCTGCTGAACCATCAACTATAGCTGATAATGTTCCAGCACCTGCATTGTATGTAACTTGATTGTTTGCTTCACCACTAGTTGCTATTGCTCCTGATGTAGTATATCTTGTTACAGAACTTCCTTCACCTAATGTATTTTCTGATGAATGATCTACAAATCCTTGAGCTAATCTAGGATTAGATCCTACACTACTAGATGTAAATGTAATTGTCTTACCTGATAATCCTTCTGGTGTAGCAATAGATGTATCATATATCTTAATTGTTTTTGTTGCACTATTAGGTAATGATGAAGGATCAGCAGTTGAATGTGTATTAATAGATAATGTTATTGTATTTGTACCTGTTCCTGTTCCAGAAGTATAAACATGAGGTTCTCTTGCACCTTGTGTACCACCAGCTACTGATGTATTTGATATTGAGTTTGAACTACCATCACCCCAGTCTATGTGGAATGTTGCTACTACATCATTTGCATTTGTAGTATCATTATCTACATATATTGTTTGGTTTACATTAGCTGCTGTAATCTCACTTCCACCAGATGATGCTGACATTATATCAAAGTCAGCTACTGGATCAGCTGTAAACAATGTAATTAAATCTGTAACAGTCTGTGAAGCTGAATTACCTTCACCTAAGGCACCTGTGTTCTTAGCTGTTACTGTAATATCAAAAGGGGAGTTGGTATTATCCGTATAAGTATGCGATGGCGTCGAGTCTGTTACATTACTGTCTGAACTACCATCTCCCCAGTTGATATCAAATGCGTTGGCGTTTCCAACAACATCTATTTGTAGTGTTGCAGTTAATGGTGCTCCACCTGTACTTCCTGATGGGCATGTTACTACTACGTCACGTACATATGTTTTTTGATGTATGTTAAACATTACTTCATTCATAGAATCAATAGCATCAGCTACTGATGTTGTGTTTGATAATGAAGTTACTGCACCTTCTATATTTCCAGATCCTGAGCCATTTGCAAAGACTCCATCTGTAGGTGCTCCTATTTGTGTTGTATTTCCTACTGTGCTTATGCTGCTTATTTCATTATCAACATATGCTTTTGTTGCAGCATCTGTCGAGTTAGATGGTGCTGAACCTAATGTGACTTGATTTGCAAATACTGTTTTGTAATTTAAAGATGATGTACCTAATGTAAATGTATCATCTGTTGTAGGTACAACATTATTGTTTACTGATGCACCTAATGATATAACATCTCCTCCATCACCAAGAGATATATTATCTCCTCTTAGAGATATATCTCCATCTACTGTTAGATTAGCAGATATTGATACGTCTGTAAAATTACCATTACCAGCAGTTATAGTGTTTGATGTAAAGATGTTAGCAGTTACATTACCACCAGCTGCTACATCTGTTGTTGATTGTGTTCCTACAGTTAATGTACCTATTGTTAAAGCATCAACACCACCAGTAGAGTTAGCTACTAATGCTGCACTATTTTTAGTTGTTCCTGGTGTTACATTTAGAAGTGCAACATCACTACCACCACCAATCTTAATTATTTCATTAGTATCTGAATTAGCACCTATGAATAAATTATTAGATTGAAAAGAATAAGCTAGTTCACCATTTGCTAACAACGTAGGTGTAGCATTGGAATGACTTCTTTTTATTTGTATGACGGTATTTGACACTAGAATGTGCCTCCATCAATAGGCAATTTCTTCAACACGTATTCATCTGTTGAAGCATTGTATACTAATGTTCCTCCATCAACTTCGACTGTATCATTAACATCAGTAAGGTCTGTTAGTTTCTTAGAACCTGTACCTCCACTAGATGATAATGTAATTGTATTTGCGCTAGTAGCATTTTCTATGCCACCACTTCCACCTATGCTTACCTTTATGTTTGATGAAGTTTGATTGAACAGAGTGTTAGCCATTATCTAGTTACCTCTGGTGTTACTGTAACGATTCCTTCTAGTATTCTGGATACTACGCTAGAAGAATCTGTCAACTCAACATCATATACATATCGTCCAGCTGAAAGGCTTGACGTCACTGAGTTGTTTAGTGATAGAGTAAGTGTGCCTGTATTGTTTGCTAAGGCTGTTGTAAAACTTGTAGAATTAGATGAACTATGTGTTTTTCTTATTTGTGATGCAGCAGTCATTCCAGTTAGGTCTAACTGTGCTCCATTATTATCTGTTAAACTTACTGACGTAGTAAAGTCAGTGCCTTGGTCTATTAGAATATTAACTCTAGTTGCCATCTAAATACTCCTACATATACTGAAGTATTTATAACAATCGGTGAATCAACTAGTTAATTTTTACTATGTTCCTACTATGTTGTAATCGATATTTGATACATTTGAAATCTAACTCTTCTTTATTGAAAGATTCTAAACATTCTAAACTTCTTTTTGTTTTACCATAAACTATAAACCATATAGTGTTTTGGTCAACTAATCTTATTTCTGTTATTCCTTTTAA